ATGTTTAGTCTTTTTTATCAGGTTAACTAGACCAGATTAGTCTAGTCGGACACTTAACCAAAGGAAAATCATGGCACTCACCGAAACCAAAGTCATCGACCAAATCACCGTCACTGAGAACGGCATTGTGCTGTACCGCGAGGCTACGCGCATCCTAAAAGACGGCGACCAGATTGCTCAGACCTACCACCGTACAAGCCTGACACCAGCGCAAGACCTCACTGGTCAACCTACCAATGTCGTGGCAATCTGCAACGCAGCGTGGACAGCAGAAGTCATCGCAGCCTACCAAGCCGCACAAGCTGAAAGAATCACACCATGACAGCAGCAGTAACTCTCGCAGCACTGGGCAACGGCCCTGCGTTTAGTGCTTATCAAAGTTCTGCAACAACTTTATCAACTACAAATTTTACCAAAATTCTTTTGGCAACAGAAGAGTTTGACACAAACAATAATTTTGCGTCGTCAACTTTTACGCCAACTGTAGCGGGATACTACCAACTGTCTGGAGTAGTTAGTATGAATACTACGGCCACTGCGGGTTCTATTATCTTATCTACCATTTATAAAAATGGCGCTCGTTTTAAAGATGGTTCGATTAACCCCATAAATAATTCTCAAGGTGGTTGGTCTGGTGTATCTTGCGTTATTTACTTTAATGGTTCAACAGACTACGCCGAGCTTTATGGGTATATGTCAGGGCCAGCAACTTTAACGACCCAAACAGCATCAAACTGTACATACTTCTCTGGCGCAATGATAAGGGGCGCATAACATGACACTCTACGACAAAATCATGGCGCTATACCCCGCGCTGACTCAGCAGGACTTCCTGACCACCATCACCCTCCAGAACGACTCTGACGGCAGGGGTGACTACATAGCTAAGTGGGAACACCCAACACTGGCACGACCCACTGAGGAGCAACTGGCATGACACTCACAACAGTAAACCCAGCCCTGCTGGACACCCAAGCCCAGTACACAGGCTTCAAGAACCGCATCATCAACGGCGCGATGGTGATTGACCAGAGGAACGCTGGGGCGAGTGTTACGCCTACAGTGGATAATGTTTTTACCTTGGATAGATGGTCAACAGCAATCACTGTTACATCAAAATATAGCGTTCAGCAAAGCTCAACAGCGGCGACAGGCTTTACCAATTCTTTGCTTGCTACATCTTTAACTGCGTATTCCGTAGCGGCAGGAGATATTTTTGCGCTCAAACACACTATTGAGGGATTTAATGTTTCTGATTTAGGTTTTGGAGCCGCTGGTGCATCAACAGTGACTGTATCGTTTTGGGTGCGTAGTTCGCTAACAGGAACATTTGGTGGCGCTTTGCAAAACGGGGCGCAGAACAGGTCTTACCCATTCTCCTTCACCATCAGCGCGGCAAACACTTTTGAATACAAGACAGTAACTATTGCTGGTGACACTTCAGGCACTTGGCTGACAAATAACGGCAAAGGTCTTTTGCTTTGGTTTAGCCTTGGAACAGGAACTACTTATAGCGGGACGGCTAATGCTTGGGCGTCTAACTTATATTTCCAGCCAACGGGTTCAACCAGCGTAGTCGGCACAAACGGAGCAACCTTCTACATCACAGGCGTACAGCTTGAAAAAGGCAGCACAGCCACATCGTTTGACTACCGGCCTTATGGGACGGAGTTGATGCTTTGTCAGCGGTATTATGTGAAGTATTCAAGCAGTGGGGCATCTAATCAAGCATTTTTAATTGGTGTGGTAAGTAATTCAACTACTGGTCAAATGTGCGGTACAAACTTTGCTAATCCAATGAGGACATCTCCTACTGGAAGTTCTAGTGGTGGAACAACATTAAGAATATTTGATGGTTCGGGTGCGCCAGTAATAACATCTCTTTCAGCGCAATCTTCTTCTATCACAACTGCTTCACTGGACTTTACTGCGTCAGGCGGTGGTTTAACTACTGGCAGACCAGCCTTAATTATTCCAAATGGCGTTAGTTGCTATGTTGATTTTTCTGCGGAGCTATAAATGATAAGTTACAAAAAAGCAGCCATTTCTTCACCAGACTTTAACGAGCCTTCATGTGTCATTGGAATTGATGCGGGTGGCAGACAGTATGGCATCCCCTTCGACCCAGCCAACACCGACTACCAAGAATACTTGAAGTGGCTGGCAGAGGGCGGTATTCCAGAGGCCGCAGAGTGAACCAGATTGACGCCACCGATGCCAAGCTGGCAACGCATGAGGAAGTCTGTGCGCTGCGCTACGAGGCGATCCAGAAGAACTTTGAGTCAGGCAGCAAGCGCATGAGCCGGATTGAGTACATCCTCTACGCACTGATTGCAGTGACGCTGCTTGGGCCAGGCTTTGCCGCTGAACTGCTCAAGAAAATCTTAATGTAGTTATGGATGCCCTGCCACCGATTCCCGTAGTTCAAGCGCCAGCGGTTGAGTGCGTCAGGTGGTCATGGTCATCTGATAGGCTTCAGGTCTGGTGCTTAAAGTGGCGGGAAAAAGGTAAACCTGAACCTAAAAAGGTAGCGGAAAGTGATTGATCCTCTAACAGCGCTAGCGGGTATCCAAGCAGCAGTCGCCCTGATTAAGAAGGTCAGCAAGACTGTTGACGATGTGTCTTCGCTTGGCCCTGTACTTGGCAAGTACTTTGACGCCAAGTCTACGGCTACTAAAGCGGTTGTTCAGGCCAAGAAGTCCAAGTCCAGCATGGGTACTGCCATCCAGATTGAGATGGCGCTGGATCAGGCCAAACGGTTTGAGGATGAGTTGCAGCTGCTGTTCATGCAGTCAGGCAAGGTTGATGTCTGGAACAAAATCAAGTCCAGAGCAGCCGCAATGGATGTCGAATCTGCCCATGATGCACGCAAAGAAAAAGAGGCAGCAGCAAGGCACAAGAAAGAGATGGATGAAATCATTGAGATCGTGCTAGTGACGCTTGTCCTCTTTGCAATTCTTGGGTTTATTGGGTATTTTACCTTTGGCATTCTCGCGCAGCGCGGGTAAGTTATGGCAGATGAACGCCTCAATCTAGTTGACAAGGTGCTGGCCTATGTGTCCAGCCCTTTTAGGCTGTTTGCAATGGTTTTGATGGCAGTTTTGACCTTTTCGGGGTATTTTGTATATACAAACCAAGAGTTGCTAATCGGGGCATATAAAGAGTCAAAGAAGATACCTACAATTGCTGAAGACAGGGTTGAAGACGCTGCCGCCCACCTTTTCAAGCAATCTGGTGCTTTGATTGTTGCGGTCTTCAAGGTAAATTCAATGTTTGGGACTAGAGTTCTGTATAGGGCCTATGGCAAAAACGGCAGGGACAAGACCAATGACGGGTTGGACGTTGGGCTTTTTACCCAGAATGCGGCCAATAACGCCGATGTGGTCAAACTGATGGCAAACGAAATTCCATGCAGCGAATACAAGTCAGCTCAGTCAGAAATGGGGCTTTGGTACATTGCCAGAGGAGTCGCCTATACATGCCGTATTAGTGTCCCGCCAGAGCCAGGGCGTTTTGTTGGGCAAATCACGGTTGGGTGGGCTACCCAGCCTGAAGACCTTGATCAAGCAAAGGCAATGCTACAAATCGCCGCAACCATGTTAGCTAGGAGCAAACAGTGAACCCAGAATTGCAGAAGTACTATGAGGATCGCTTTGACCTGTTCTCCCGCCAAGGCTGGGCTGACCTGATGGAGGATGTTGACAACATGCTCATCCCGCTAAACAATGTCTCTACCATTGCGGACGAAAAAAGTCTACAATTCCGCAAAGGCGAGATTTCTATTCTTATTTGGCTAAAAACCCTTAAAGGGGTCAGCGAACAAGCATACGAGGAACTCAATGAAAAGAATGTATGAATTTGTCTGCGATTGCGGACAACGCACAGAGGCACTGACCGATTATGAGACGATCAGTGTGCTGTGCAGATGCGGGGGGTTTTCCTCCCGTGTCATAAGCGCTCCGTCATTTAACTTAGAAGGGTGGTCTGGGACGTTTCCGTCAGAGCATGGAAGGTTCGAGAGAAAGCACCGAGAAAAGTTAAATGCAGAGCGTAAAGCCAACTCATAAGCGCAAGCCGAGTTGAATTATCCTACAACCGTTTTGGCAGGAACATAATATGTTGATTGACGAAGAACAAGAGCCGCTAGGTGAACTCGAAATCGAGGAAAAGAAATCTACTGAACTTCCTGACAAGTACAGGGAAAAAAGTTTGGAAGAAGTTGTGCGGATGCACCAAGAAGCTGAAAAGCTGATTGGCAAGCAAGCCCAAGAAGTGGGCGAAGTACGAAAACTCGCTGACGAATTACTAAAGCAAAACCTCAGTTCTAAGCAGCAACAAGTAGAGGTTGAACCGGAAGTTGACTTTTTTGAGAACCCTCAAAAAGCAGTTCAAAATACGATTGATAAACATCCTGATGTTCTCGCGGCCCGACAAGCGGGTCAAGATTTCAAAAAGATGCAGATTCAGCAGAGGCTTAACGCAGAGCATCCTGACTACTCTCAAGTGGTCAACGATACTGGGTTTCAGGAGTGGGTGAAGTCTTCACCTATTCGTTTGGGACTCTATGCAAGAGCAGATGGTGACTTTGATTTTGATTCGGCCAATGAATTGTTGTCTACTTACAAAGAATTGCGTGGCATCAAGGCCAAGGAATCGGGGCAAGCAGAGACTGCTGCACGAACCAAGACCATGAAAGCAGCGCAAGTTGATGTTGGTGGCTCTGGCGAGAGTTCAAAACGAGTTTATCGACGGGCCGATCTTATTCGTCTCAAAATGACTGACCCTTCAAGGTATGAATCGTTAAACGATGAAATACTGGCAGCTTATGCCGAGGGTCGTGTTCGATAATTTAACTGGAGAATTAACATGGCATATCCTACCCCAGCGGTAACAGTAACCACCGCAGCAACGTTCATCCCCGAAATCTGGAGTGATGAAATCATCGCAGCCTACAAGAAAAATCTTGTACTGGCTAACATCGTAATGAAGATGAACTTCAAAGGTAAGAAGGGCGATGCGGTTCACATCCCTGCACCTACCCGTGGTTCAGCTTCAGCGAAAGCAGCATCTACTGCCGTCACTCTGATTGCCGATACTGAAACAGAGATTAAA